AGCCGATTCGTACGCCAAACCATTCAAGCGGCAAGTCTCACGCTGTCGTCATTAAGGAAGACGGCAAACCGAGGCTCATTAGGTTCGGCGCACAGGGTGCTGACACGAAACGTCCGCGCAAAGGTGAGAGTGCTGCGGACAAAGCTAAGCGGGCGTCATTCAAAAAACGCCACGCGAAAAACATCGCTAAGGGCAAAACATCTGCCGCATATTGGGCAGACAAAGTAAAGTGGTCTTGAAAACAACCTTACGGGTTATTCATGTCTGAAGAGCAAATTCAAGAGACTACGTCTCCAGAAGCTCCAAACAATTCCGAGCTTGATGCGTTGAAAAACAGCATACAAGCACTAGAAAAGAAAAACTTTGAGTTGATCGGCAAGCTCAAGCAAACAAAATCCATCCCTGATGGCGTTGACATTCAGGAGCTACTGGACTTCAAAGCTAAGGCAGAACAAGCAGACCTGGAAAAACAGGGCAAGTACACCGAAGCACGACAGGCTTTGGAGCAGCAGTTCCGTGAGGCGACATCGGAAAAGGACAAGCGCATTGCAGAGTTAGAAGCTCGGGTACGTGAACTTGAGTTAATTGCACCTGCAAATACTGCGTTGGCTGATGTGGTGCATGATCCAAGCATTGTGTTCAAAGCTGATTTGCTGAAGCCAGATCAGATTGAACGCGAGGCTGATGGCACTGTTGTTGTCGTCAACGGCTATGAGCGCAAGCCGATTGGTGAATGGGCTAAGTCATTGCCGAGTTACATGCAGAAAGCACCAAAGCCGCAGGGCAGTGGCGCACCTTCTGGCCGCAGCTATTCAGGAGACATTCCTGCAGGCACAAAAAACCCGTTTGCCAAAGAAACTTTCAACCTGACTGAGCAGTCTCGACTTTTTAGAACAGATCGCGAGATGTATGAGAGGTTGAAAACTGCCGCGAACCGTTAGTATGCGGGATAAGGCAAAGCTACGCAGAGCCGTTTGGGTTACGCCCACACCGTAAACATCTTTTTTTGAGGATCTGTCATGGCGACTCTTCGCTCTGACATCATCATCCCCGAGGTATTTACGCCTTACGTCATTGAG